CCGATGTCAGAGTACGAGGCGATGACCGACTCGACGCATTCGTTCTACGGGTGGTACTGGACGGAGGAGGATTTCCGCCCGATCGCCGACGAGTTCGACGCGATGCTCAGGAGGCTCGGATGGTTGCAGAGCTAATCGCGGAGGGGTACACGCCGGCCGAGGTCGTGGAGATCATGCAGCGCTCGTTCGGCATGAGCGCCGGCGACGCCGAGCTCTACGTGCGCACCGCGCTCGGCGAGACAGGCGACATGCAGATCACCGTTGAGGGCGCCGGCGTCGTCGCGGCGGGCCGGCCCGACGTGACCGACCTCTCGATGGTCGCGGTGTACCCGAGGCCGGACGAGCAGAAGGCGCTCGCCGTCCGTGGCGGCAACCCGGCCGACACGATGCACGTCACGCTCGTCTTCCTCGGCGAGACGGACGAGGAGAAGCGCGACGCGGTGCTCGACGTGCTCGAGCGACTCGCGGCCGATCTCCCGCCGCTCGAGGGCGCGGTCGGCGGCGTCGGCCGGTTCAAGGTCGGCGAGGACGGGGCACCGATCATCCTCCTCCCCGACGTGCTCGGGCTCGCGACGCTGAGGGAAGCGATCGCCGAGGAGCTCGAGGCGGTCGGCGTCGTGTCGCCGTCGGAGCACGGGTGGACGCCGCATCTCACGCTCCGCTACGCCGACGAGGACGAGCTCGACTTGCCTGACGTCCCGGACGTACCCCTACACTTCGACTCGATCTCGTACGTCGAGGCCGACCGTCGTACCGACTTCCCGCTGGAGGGATAGATGAGGCTCAGGCTCCGCTCTCGCACCCGCACGAACGCAGCCGGCGAGCCGCTGCGGTTCCGGAACCTCACCGCGTCGGGCCCGTCCACGAAGGAGCGGAAGAAGCTCACGGCGCGCGGCGAGGCGATGAAGGACGGCAGCTTCCCGATCCGTGACGTCGAGGATCTCCGCAACGCGATCCAGTCGGTCGGGCGGGCGAAGGACTACGACGCGGCGAAGCGCTGGATCATGAAGCGCGCGCGCGAGCTCGACGCCGAGGACGAGCTCCCGGACGACTGGACGAAGGACACGTCCGCGTCCCTCGAGGCGCTCACGGCCGCTCGCCGGCCGTTCGATGAGTCGAAGGTCGTGCGTCATCCGAAGGGCACGCCGGTCGCAGGCAAGGCCGGCGGCGGGCGGTTCGCGGTGAAGACGAACGCGGCCGGCCGGCACGAGGTCGTGTCGCCGGAGGGGAAGAAGGTCGCCGAGACGACCGACGAGAAGGACGCCGACAAGATCGCGTCGGAGAAGAACGCGGCGTACGGGCTCGACGGTGGCGGGAGGATGCCGCCGGAGCAGCTTCTCGGGCTGACCATCGACCAGGCCGACGAGATGCTGCACGACGGTCGGCTCGGGCAGGCGGACTACGAGGCGTTCCGTCACGTGTGGGCGAAGAACGCGGTCGATCCGGAGTCTCCGAACGCGCGCGGGTGGCTCGCGACGCCGGAGGATCCGGCGGTGCTCGAGCGCGTGACGGCGCTGGACGAGGAGATCGGCCGGCGCGGGCAGGAAACGACCGTGATCGAGAACACGATGAGCGAGCCGGCACCGATCGAGGGTCCGCACACGTACCCGTCGGGGTGGACTGGCCGGTACGACCCGGCCGAGGGGCGCTACATCGGCATGGACGACATCTACATGCCGGCCGACTTCGACCCGACCCGCGACGCCGGTTCCGCGATGGTGCAGCCGGAGCGGTCGCTCGCGCCGATGAAGCCGCGCGACGTGTTCCTCGAGACGGCGAAGGGATCGATCCGCCGTGGGCTCGAGAGCGGATCGTCCACGGAGCGGATCAAGGCGCAGACCGCGCAGAGCGTGCTCAACCGGATCGAGAGCGGGGAGATCGAGCTCACGGACGAGGACGCGATCACGCTCACGGAGGGCATGAACCGCGTGGAGGGCAACCCCGACCGGAGCGTCAACAGTCTCATGCTCGAGAAGGTCGTGGGCGTCGGGATCACGGGCACGCCGAGTATGCGGCGCGCGGATCAGGCGAGGATCGACGCGCCGCTCGAGGGCGCCGAGCTCGCCGAGATGCAGCGCCGAAACGATCAGGCGTCGCGTGACAAGGCGGCATCTCCGTACTTCGGTGGGCCCGGTGAGACGACTCGGGTCGAGAACCGGCTCACGACGATCAGGCAGCCGGGATCGACGCCGGCCGACAAGCTGCTCCGCATCGCCGGCTTCGCGAACCGCGGAGACGGGCGCTCCTACGGCGGCGGGCTCGCGGACTACTCCTCGGCCGAGATCCTCGACACGCTCTCCTCGAACGCTCTGACGTCGGAGGGAACCGCGCGGCTCGTGCGCGAGCTTGCGGCACGCGGCGAGCTCCCCCCGGGCATGAGCGCCGACGTCATCGCGAGCGCCGATCCGTGCGACGAGTGCGACGACGCGGCGCGCGCGCTCGTGGCCGCGATCCCGGTGAAGCCGCCGGAGGAGTGGTTCGAGCTCCCGACGCTCGACGGGCCGACCCCGATGACCGTGACCGACGACGGCCGGATCTACGGGCACGCGGCCGTGTGGGGAACGTGCCATCTCGGGAACCCGCGCGGCGCCGGGGTGTGCGTGCAGCCGCCGCGGTCGCAGTCCGGCTACGGTCTGTTCCATCTCGGCGAGGTCGAGACGGCGAGCGGAGCGAGGGTGCCGGTCGGGCAGATCACGCTCGACACGGGGCACGCGCCGCTCGGCGCGAGCGCTCGCAACGCGGCGGCGCACTACGACCATACGGGCACGTGCGCGGCCGACGTCGTGGTCGGCGAGGACGAGCACGGCATCGTGTTCGCCGGCGCGCTGCGGCCGGACATGACGCCGGAGCGGGCTCGCACGCTCATGGGCTCGAAGATCTCGGGCGACTGGCGCGGAGGCGAGCTCGTCGGTCTGCTCGCCGTGAACGTCCCCGGCTTCCCCGTCCCTCGAGCGCGGCTCGTGGCGTCGGCGGAGGGGGTGGACGAGGTTCTCGCGCTCGTCGCGGCCGGCGTCGTGACGGAGCGCTCGCCGTTCGAGGGGCTGCGGCCGGAGGCGGTCGTGGAGATCCTCGCGGCGCGCGCCGAGGGCATCGACGCTCTCGCGGAGCTCGCCGGTGCCTGACGTCGAGCTCAGGTTCCTGACGGCTCAGACGAAGGCCGACACGGACCAGGCGGGGCTCGTGATGGAGCTCAACGGCACCGTGTGGCTCGTGGACGCGGAGGGGAACCGGACGCAGCTTCCGGGCGGCGCCGGCGGCTGCGCGTACCTGACGTGCGAGGACGACGTGGCGCGTCTCGACGCGCAGCAGTCGCAGATCGTCGGGACGGCGCCGGCTGCGGACGTGAACGGCAACGTGTACGTCGCGGTCGAGCTCGGTGGTCAGACGCGCGTGGCGTTCGAGGGGCAGCATGACACGGGTGTCTCGACGGCGAACGTGGTCGCTCAGACGGACGGGGCGGCGCAGTCGGGCGGGATGCTCGTTCGGGCGTCCGACGACGACTCCGAGGTCACGGTGAAGGTCACGGCCGCGAAGCTGCATTTCGACGGGGGCGCTCCGATCACGCGGCCGACGTTCGATCTCTCGTCCGGCACGGCCGCGCAGTTGGCGCAGGCGCTCGCCGATCTAGGGCTGATCACCGTAGTCCCGTGATCCACGTCGCGGTGCAGCATCACCCGGCGCGCGCGCATCTCCTCCCCGAGCTCCTCGAGCGTCTGCCGGCCGGAGCGGTCGTCGTGACCGACCCGGACGCAGACTCGACGGTGAGGAACCCGTGGCGCTGCTACCGCGCGTGCATCGAGAGCACGCCGGCGGACGCGTCGCACGTGCTGATCGTGCAGGACGACGCGCTCCCGCATCCCGATCTCCCGGCCGTGCTCGAGGAGGTCGTCGCGGCGAAGCCGACCCGGATCATCTGCCTGTTCGTCGCGTCGCAGCCGGCGCGTGGCGCTGCCGCGATCCTGCGCTCGGCGAAGGATGGGCTGCCGTGGGCGGATCTCTCGCCGACCGACTTCCTGCCGGTCGTCGCGACCGTGTGGCCGGCAGAGCTCGCGCGCGAGTTCCTGCGGTGGGCAGACCGCAACGCGCGCGTCGGGCAGCGCTCAGACGACGGGATCGCGGGGAAGTGGATCAGGATGAAGACGATCCGGCCGATCGCGACCGTCCCGTGCCTCGTGGATCACCCTGACGTCGAGCAGTCGCTCATCGGAAAGCGCGCGATGGCCGGCAGGAATCCCGCGCGGGTGGCGGTGCTGCCGTCCGAGGGGCGGGACATTCGCTCGATCGTGTGGGCGTAAGATCCCGCCGCGACGACGCCGACTACATGGTGGAGCCGCCGGCGCGGCGTGAGGGTGAGAAGCTGACTGGCACGTGACGGCGAACCAACCCCGGCGCTCGGCGGCTCCCCTTGCGCGATGTCCTATCCCGTTAGGCAGACTGCCGAGCAGCACGGGAACCGCATAGCGCGACCGCGCCAGTCCGGGGACATAGCTCCCGAGGACGCGAACCGAACCATCACACGCGTACTCAAGAGGAGGACCCCGGAATGTTCCCGAAGATCCCCGACGACCTCACGAGCCTGACCGACGACGAGCTCGTCGCCGCGCTCGAGCAGCACAAGGAGGTCGTGCAGAAGGTCAAGGCGTCGGATCCCGACGTCATCGGCGAGCTCGACGGCGACACGGTGATCGCGTCGCTGACCGCGGGCGTCGCCGACATCGAGCGCATCCGCGCCGAGCAGGCAGCGCGCAAGGCCGGCGAGGAGGCGTTCGTCGCGAAGGTCGAGGAGCTCACGGCCGGCATCGAGGACGACGCCGAGCCGGAGGCCGACCCCGAGCCCGCAGCCGAGGCCGAGGCAGAGGCCGTCGAGCCGGTCGCCGAGGGCGACGCGGCCGAGGTCGTCGCCGAGGCGGAGGCCGTGACGGCGGAGGCGGCGGACGCGCCGGCGGAGGCCGAGCTCGTCGCGTCCACGCAGACGCGGCTCTCGATCCCCCGCGCGTCGAAGCAGCACGAGCCGCTGCCGGCCGACCAGGGCGGTCGGTTCGCGCTGACGGCGAGCGCGAACCTCGAGGGCGTCCGCGAGGGCAAGCCGCTCGAGCGGCTCGAGCTCGCGCAGGCGATGATCGACAAGCGCCGGCGGATGTCGGCCGCTCCCGGTCGGCGCGAGGAGGTCGTCATCGCGTCGGCGAAGTGGGAGTACCCGGAGGATCGCCGGCTCGACCCGCGCGACTCCTTCGAGGCGACGCAGGCGAAGCTCGACGCCGTGGTCGGCGAGGAGGCGCTCGTGGCGTCCGGCGGGCTCTGCGCCCCGGTGACGCCGTACTACGAGCTCATGAACGTGTCGGTGCCCGACCGGCCGGTGCGCGACGGGCTCGCGGCGTTCCAGGCGGTGCGGGGCGGGCTCCAGTTCGCCGCTCCTCCGGTGCTCGGTGACGTCACGACGGCGATCACCTACATCACGGAGGAGGAGGACGCTCAGGGCGGCACGTTCGCCACGAAGTCCTGCCAGGTGGTCGAGTGCCCGAGCTTCTCGCAGGTCGATCTCGCGATCATCGCTCATTGCGTCCAGTTCGGGAACCTCGGATCGCGGGCGTTCCCCGAGCAGGTCGCGCAGTTCAACGAGCTCGTGATGGCGGCGCACGCGCGCGTCGCCGAGACGGCTCTGCTCGACGGCATCGCCGCAGCCTCGACCGCGGTCACGGCCGCGACGGCGAGCTACGGCTACGCCGGCACGGGCGGGCTGCTCGCCGAGATCCTCGTCGCCGGCGCCGGGATGCGGTCGCGGAACCGCATGGCGCGCAACGCGCGGCTCCGGGCGATCCTGCCGGAGTGGATCGAGCCGTGGCTCGTGTCCGACCTCGTGAACAGCCAGTTCGACCGCTTCTCGCGTGACGTCAACGGCGTCGCGTCGCTCCTGCGGGAGCTCGGGAACGTCGAGCTCGTGCTCGCGAAGGACGGCGCGACCGGGGCGTCGCAGGTGTTCGGCGCGCAGAGCGCCGGCGCGCTGCTCACGTTCCCCTCGACGGTCGTGTGGTACCTGTTCCCCGAGGGGAGCTTCCTGTTCCTCGACGGCGGAGAGCTCGAGCTCGGCATCGTCCGCGACTCGGTGCTCAACGCGACCAACGACTTCCAGATCTTCGGCGAGACGTTCGAGAACGTCGCATTCGTCGGTCCGGAGTCGCTGGCGGTCACGTCCACCATCTGCCCCGCGGGCAGCACGGGCGGGCCGGTCGGGACGTCCGACCTCCTCTGCTAGCCGAGAGCGCTGGCGGAGACTGACGGCAACCGAAGAAGGGAGAGGGTGGTCACGAGATGAGCACAATGGTCTACGGGCCCCCTCTCCCTCTCGACGGTCCACTACCCGAGGCGCCGCCGTTCCGGCTCCTCGACACGGCGCTCGTCGTGAGGGACGGCTTCCCGCACATCGAGAACGGGGTGCACGTGTACCCGTTCCCGACGATCACGCCGGAGGGCACGATCCCGTGCGCCGACGGCACGTACCGGACGAAGGACGAGGGCACCGGCGTCGATCTCCCGATCTTCGGGCCGTTCGCCGCGTACGTCGCGGAGACGTGCTCGAGCCTCTCCATCCGGTCGCAGGAAGACTTCCGCGCCAGGGCGAGCCTCGTGCTCGACGCGACGGAGAGCATGGCGGTCGAGCGGCAGCTTCTCCTCGACGTGTTCTCGACGGGGAGCCCGTACGTCGGCGACTCGAACGCGACGATCCTGTCGGGAGCGGCCGTCGATCCGATCGAGGGGCTCGCGCTCCTCGAGGACGCGATCGGCGGCACCGGCCGGCAGGGGCTCATCCATGCCACGCCGTCCACGCTGGCGGCGTGGGACGGGCTCGGAGCCGAGATCGTGGAGCGTGACGGGAAGCTCAACACGAGGCGCGGCACGCCGATCGTCGTCGGTGACGGCTACATCGGCACGAACCCGGACGGCGAGGCCGCTCCCGGAGCGACGCAGGCGTGGGCGTACGCGACCGGGCCCGTCGTCGTGTACCGCGCCCCCGACGTCTTCATGCTTCCCGACAACGTGAAGGAAGCGCTCAACCGCGACTCCAACGTCATCACCTATCGGGCCGAGCGGCCGTTCGTGGCGTGGTGGGACACCGCGCTACAGGCCGCAGTCCTGATCGACCGATCCGCGTAGGAAGGAGGAGGAGAACATGCCGCAGGCAACCGCCGTGTGCGGAACCCTGATCCACATCTGCGCCCTCCGGGTCACGCGTCTCGACTCGGACGGGAGCCCGTCGGCGGAGGCGAACAACGCCTACGTCACGAACAACGTCATGAGCGTCCAGGTGAGCCCGGTGATCGAGGAGGGGCTCGACTCGACCCTCGTCGGAGGGTGCGACTGCATCATCGCGTCGTACAAGGGCACGAACAAGCTCAAGCGCTTCGAGTTCGTGCTGACCCTGCCGACGTTCGAGCCGGCGCTGATCGAGATGCTGACCGGCGCCACGCTGATCGAGGACACGTCCGACGTGCCCGTGCCGATCGGGATCTCGTGGCCGCAGCAGCTTTCGTGCGACGACGCGCAGCAGCCGCCGGTCGCGATCGAGTGGTGGGCCGACCTCTGGACGGAGGACAATCAGAATGCGGAGTGGCCGTACGCGCATTCGATCTACCCGATGACGTTCTGGCAGATCGGGCAGCAGACGGCCGAGAACGACTTTGCGCAGCCGACCTTCAACGGCTTCTCGCGGACGAATACCGAGTTCGGCGATCCCTACGAGGATCTCCCGGGCTCGGGCGTCGCAGCCGACTTCCTCGACATCGGCGGGGAGTTCCTGACGACGCAGGCGCCGCCGACGGCCGAGTGCGGCTACCAGACGGCCGGCCCGTACACGTAGTCGAGAGGAGGGGGGCTCGATGAGCTCCATCGTGACCGAGCCGGCGTTCGGGCCGTGCGTGGAGTGGGCGACCGCTGAGGAGGTCGCGGCATTCTGCACGGCGGCGGACGTCGGCTCGGACACGAGCGTTCTCGAGGACTACGCGGAGGCGGCGAGCGAGCTCCTGTTCGAGTTCTCCGGCCGGCGCTTCAACGGCGAGTGCGAGACGACGGTGCGCCCGTGCCGAGTCGGCGGCGGGTGTTGGGAGGGGTGGGGCACGCCGCTCTGGCCGTTCGTCGCCGGCGTCTCGTGGTCGTGGGGCTGGAACGGCACGTACGGCGCGTGGGATTGGGGATGGTGGGGCGGAGGTAACTCGGTCTGCGGGTGCCGCGGCCTGTCGCAGGTCGAGCTCGCCGGCTACCCGGTCACGTCGATCGTGGAGATCATGATCAACGGCGCCGTGCTCGACCCGCTCTACGATGACGGGTCGCCGGCGTACCGGCTGGACGAGAACCGCTACCTCGTCCGCATGAACGATCCCGACTCGCCCGACACGCCGGCGCGGTGGCCGTCGTGTCAGAATCTCGCGCTCGAGGACGACCAGGAGGGCACGTGGTCTGTCCGGTACACGTACGGGCAGTCTCCGCCGGTCGCCGGGGTGCTCGCAGCGAAGCAGCTTGCGTGCGAGCTCTACCAGGCGACGATCGGCGGGGAGTGCCGGCTGCCGGTCGGAACGACGAAGGTCACGCGGCAGGGCGTGACGGTCGATCGCGTGCTATTCAAGTCGTGGGCTCTGACGCCGGCAGGGTGGGGGACGGGGCTCCCGCTCGTGGATGCGTTCCTCAACGCGTTCAACCCGGAGGGCGTGAAGATGCGTCCGCTCGTGTGGAGCCCCGACATCCAGCAGAAGCCGCGCCACACGGGAGGCTGAGATGCCGGGAGTCACGACGACCCCGGTGTCCCCGAACGACCTCTACGAGCTCTGCGACGAGCTCCTGACGTTCGCCGCGTCGGCGCTCGACTCGCTCGCCGACTGGCCGGAGACGGACGACCTCGCCGGCGCACCGGACGCGCGGTACATCACGCCGGGGCTGCCCGCGATCGACTGTTGCCCCGCGATGTGGGCGTACACGGGCCCGCTACAGGAGGCGCCGACGCCGGTGCGCGCAGCGCTCGACCCCGGCCACCGCTCCGGGTCGCTGCCGCGGATCTCGCTGCCGACCGTGAACCTCCTCGTCGTGCGCTGCACGCCGACGTTCCGGCAGGGCGGAGGCGCCGACGTCGAGCCGCCGACGAGCGACCAACTGGCGGCCGTCGCGCGCCAGGTGTACGCGGACGGGTGGGTGCTCTGGACGGCGATCTCGAGGGCGATCCGCGCCGGCGAGCTCCTGACGCGCTGCTCGGAGGCGTACCTCGACTCCGGGGTGCCGCTCGACCCGTCCGGCGGGTGCGCCGGCTGGACGATGACGATGCGCGTGAACCTCCCCGGCTACCCTGCGGCTCCGTGATGGCGGCGTTCCCGGCGGGAGACAAGCTCCGCGTGAACCAGGCGGCGCTCGCGATGGCGCTGCGAGGCCCGCAGGGGCCGGTCGCGCGCGACCTCGCGCGCCGCGCGATCCGCGTCGAGTCGGCCGCGAAGCTCAACGCGTCGGGCCGGCCGGGGCCGCGCGTGCGCACCGGCAGGCTGCGGAGCTCGATCTCGTGGACGCTCGGCGAGGACGGGCGCGGGCTGTACGCGGCGGTCGGCACGAACGTCTACTACGCGAAGTGGGTCGAGCTCGGATCCGACCGGGCTCCGCCGTACCCGTTCCTGCGGCCGGCGCTCGCTGCCGCTCGAGGGCCGGCGACGAGCCGCCGGTAGCCAAGCGTCCGCGCTCCGGCGTAGACTCGGACGGTCACTTCAAGGGGGAGGTACCTCGTGAGAAACTTCGACACCGATCGCGCCGCGCAGGCCGAGAAGGACATGGGCTTCATCATCGGCGGCGAGAAGTTCCGCATCCGTCCCGGCGTCCACCCGGACGTCTTCATCGCGTACGAGGAGACGCCGGTCACGGGGCAGCGCGACGTGATCGGGCTCATGGACGCGCTGATCAAGGCGTTCCTCCTGACCGACGAGGACCGGGAGCGGTGGGATCGCGTCGTCGCGAACGTGGACGACCCGATCACGGCAGGGCACCGGCGGGCCGTGATCAACCTCCTGTACGAGATCGAGGCCGAGCTCCCTACGAGCGCGCCCGAGCCCTCTGGACGTGGGCGCGGGCGCGATCGAGGTACCTCCTCGGGCGCCACGTCCTCGCCGGTGGGAGCGGCGAGCTAACGGCGCAGGCGATGATGCGCGCGGCGTACGCGATGCACGTGGACGAGTTCCGCGCGCTCGGGATGACGAGCGACGAAGCGATCGAGCGCGTCGAGGAGCTCCTCCTCCCGCCCGAGCAGTTCCGCGCGTCGCAGAATCGCCGCGCGTACGCGCATCTCCTCGCCGCTGCCGAGGCCGGCCGGAAGGCGGGTAGCGGATGAGCTCCTACGAGGTCGGCGAGCTCTACGTCGAGATCAGGCCCGACACGACCAACTTCGGGCGCGACCTCAAGCAGCAGGTCGAGCGTGACGTGCAGGCGTTCACCGAGCGGATGCGGGCGCGGCTCGGGCCCAAGGCGTTCGAGAGGGCGGAGCGGACGGGGGTGCTCGCGGCGGCGCAACGCAACTTCGCGCTCGCGCAGGAGACGCAGTACCTCACGCAGATGACGGCGGCGCAGGAGCGCGCGAACGCTGCCGGCGAGCGTGGCGCCGTCGGCGCGATCCGGATGCGGGCCGGCTACGCCGCGCTCGGGATCGCGACCGTCGCCGTCGCTCGCGGCGTGGACGCGCTCGGCAACGCGATCAAGGTGACGGGCACGGACGCGGAGACGACGACCGGGGCTCTCCGGAACATGGCGGCTGCCGCTTCGAGCCTCGATGTCGAGTCGTTCGTGAAGGCGGGGCAGATCGCGTTCGGCCGCACCGTCGTCCCGGGAGGCAGGGAGGCCGACGACGCTCGACGGGCGGCGGAGGCGCGCGAGGCCGAGATCCAGAAGGCGATCGCGCTCACGAAGGAATACACGCAGGTCCAGTTGGCGCTCAAGGGCGCGACCGGCGAGGTCGGAACCGCGGAGGGCGCCGCGAAGTACGAGCTACAGCAGAGGCTTCGCGTGCTGCGGTCGGCGCTCGAGCAGATCCCGGCGCAGCAGAGGCAGTTGGGATTCGCGCAGCAGGCGCTCGGCGATTGGGCGTCGCCGAACCCGAACCGCGCCGGCCGCGGCGGGCCGACCGACCAGGATTTCCAGCTTCGCGTGCTGCGGGCGCAGCAGACGAAGGCGACGGGCGACGACCTCGCGTTGCAGCGCGACCGGGCGGCGTTCCTGCGCGGGCTGATCGCGCGGACGGAGGCGCAGGGCGCGACGACGCAGGAGGCGAAGTCGAACCTCATCCGGCTCTACGGGCTCCTCGATGACGCCGAGACGTCGATCGCGCAGATGCAGGAGGACAACCTCCGCCGGCGCCAGGAGCGGATCGCGCGCGAGATCATGCTGGCCGAGCACGCCGTGTCGCTACAGGCCGCGAACGCGCGCACGCAGGGACAGGAGATCGCGGCTCTGCAAGCGCAGGAAGCGCTCGCGTCGCAGTACGCGCGCGACAAGCGGCTGACCGAGGAGCAGCGGCTCCAATACGAGCTACAGGCCGCGAACGCGGCGAAGTCGCGGTGGCAGCTTGAGCAGCAGATCGCGGCGGAGCGGGCACGGCAGGCGGAGGAGCAGAAGCGGCTCGCCGAGCAGGAGCGGCGCGAGAACGAGGAGAAGCTCAAGCGGCAGCGGGAGGCGGCGGCGCAGGCGCGCGAGCTCCGGCTCTCGAACGCGGAGGCGAAGGCGGGTCTGACGAAGCGACTGTCCGACGACCGCAAGGCGGTGAAGGCGTCGATCGACTACTGGAAGGAGGTCGTCGCTTCGACGCGCGGGCTCGAGCGCGAGCAGGCCCGGTCGCAACTGATCGCCGCTCGAGGCCGGCTACAGGGGTTGAGGGGGAGCCAGGGTGGCGGGGCGTCGTCCGGCGACTTCTTCCGCGAGGTCCTGTCCGACTTCCGAGCGTTCGGCTCCAACTACGCGAGCACGGCCGCGGGGATGCTCTCGCCGCAGCAGGCGCGCGGGGCGTTCGCCGGCGACGTGCTGACGCGTGCCTCGAGGAAGACGCTCGACACGGCGCTCGCCGAGGAGCGCACGCGTCTCGGTCGGCAGACGCTCGCCGAGCAGAAGCGCACGAACGCGCTGCTCGCGCGGATCGCGGCCGGCGAGGGCTTCAAGATCGACCCGAAGGACTACGCCGGCCAGAAGGTGCCGCCGCGCGTCCAGAATGACGTGATCCGGATCGCGGGGGCGATCCTCAACGGCGCATGATCATCGACTGGTCGCTCCCGTTCTCGATCGTGTCGCCGTACGCGACGATCTCGGTGAACGCCGACCCGTTGGGCTACGCGTTCGTGCCGGAGCTCTGCGTCGCGAAGTACGCGGTCAGGAGCTCGAAGGATCCGATCCCGCAGGCCGACGGGTCGATCCTGCACCGGCGCTTCAAGACCGGCTACGAGATCGCGCTCACGATCGAGCTCTGGACGTCGAAGGACACGATCGCGTGCGACGACGACGTGACCGAGATGGGCGTCGAGCTCGACGGGGTGCTCTCGTCGCTGCTCAACGCCGGCGACAACGAGGGCCGGCTGATATGGACGCCGAGCGGCGCCGGCACGTTCCCGGGCCCGCGGATGTTCGATGACGTGCGGCTCCTCGTGGAGCCAGTCTCGAACCAGCAGGCGCAGGGAGCGATCCGGGTGCAGTTCGTGCTCGACACGCAGTACCCGTACGCGATCGATCAGACGCAGCAGGCGATCTCCACGACCGACGGCACGGAGACGATCGAGATGGAGGGGAACACTGACTTCTGGCCCGTCTTCCAGGTGTACGCCGGCGCCTCCCCGATGAGCACGTTCTCGATCGCGAACGACACGACCGGGGAGGCGCTCGTCTACTCCGGCACGGCGATCGCGGCGGGCGACTACCTCGAGATCGACTGCTTCCGGAACACGGCATTCGTGAACGGCGACGGCGCCTCGAGGATCGACGGCTTCGACCCGGAGCTCTCCGACTTCTTCCCGCTCGTGCCGGGGGAGAACCTGATCAACTGCTCCGGCATGGACGAGCTCGTCACCCTCGTCAACAACGCGTGGGCGTGAGCCGGCGTGCCGATCGAGCCTGACTACTTCTCGCCGCTCTGGCGGTTCATCATGACCGAGCTCGACGGGACCGTCGTGACGTGGCTCGACCGGATCGCGTCGGAGCGCCAGGTGACGTACGTGCTCAACGGCTCCGCCGTCTTCTCGTGCGAAGTGCCGAGCGACAACCCCGAGGTCAACCGGATATGGGACGCGTCCGGCACGCTGTACGACGACGAGCCCTACGTCGCCGAGGGCGTCCGTCACGTCTACGGCTTCCGCCGCGAGATCTTCGATCCCGAGACGCTGATATGGGTCTGCCGGTACGGCGGCACCGTGCTACAGGCGGAGGACGTGGCCGAGAGCGACATCGCGAGGACGCGCATCTCGGCGTTCGATCCGTGGCAGCTTCTATTCTCGCGCGCGGTGCGCAACGTGGACGGCGAGCTTCCCGGCCAGGACGGGATCTCGTGGACGGCGACGAAGGCGAACGTCATCGCGGCGCAGCTTCTCCGCAACACGATCGACGCGGAGGGCACGGTGTACGTGGACGCCGGCACGACGTACTCCGGCACGGCGTTCTACGACGGCGACTTCGAGGACTGCCCCGAGGTCGATATCAACTTCCCGGCCGGCACGATGGTCGGCGAGGCGTGGGCGACGCTCTGCTCGATGGCGAAGATCGACATCATCCTGTCGCCGCTCTGGGACCCCGACAACCGGCCCGGGTACCTCGCGCAGATGAATACCTATCCGCTCGCCGGCGAGGAGAAGCCGACCGCGATCTTCGGGTGGGACAAGGCTCCGCGGTCGCTCGTCGGCGTGACCGACCTCGAGGACGGCACGCAGCGCGCGAACCTCGTCCAGTATTTCGCGGGGCAGGGCGGGCCCGCCGTGACGCCGGCGGAGGACTCGACCTCGCAGGGGAAGTACGGGGTGTACGAGGCGCTGCAACACTTCCCCGGCGTTGAGGGCGACGGGTGGACGGCCGCGGTCGCAGCGCTCGCGTCGGCCGAGCTCGCGCTCCGCGCGAACGGGCAGCGAACCGTCACGATCTCGCCGGCGCCGGAGCGCGCCCCGTCGCCGTTCACGGACTACTACCTCGGCGACCGGGTGCCGGTCGTGAGCTCGAACCGGCTGCGGAAGGTGCTCGACGGCTACCAGCGGGTGTACGGCATCCCCATCGAGATCTCCGACAACGCGCTTGAGACGGTGCGGTCGCTGCTCGCGTCGCCGCAGACGGGAGAGGTCGCGTGACGCAGGTCGTTCAGAGGCGCACGTTCCCGGATGTCCTGCGCGACCATCACACGCGGATCCGGCGGCTCGAGATGGCACCGGCCGGCGGCAGCGACGCGACCTGCACGCGCTGCTCGTTCGTCAACCCGGGCGACATCGCGGTCGATCCCGAGTTCCTCGAGTGCATCTACCTCGCGGCCGGTCAGGCGACGTACTCAATCTCCGGGCAGCAGCTAGACCCGTACTGCGATCCCGATCCGGATAACTGGCCGTTCATCGGCTACACGTCGAATTGGAGCGCCGGCTTCGAGATATGGGTCAGGATGTTCGGGACGGTCACGTACGCGTCGAACGTGTCTCTGCGCGCGGCGATCAACACGGTCGATGATCCCTCCACCGCGAGCGGGAACGGCACCGTCGCGACGTACATCTTCCCGGCCGGCGGAGCCCAATACACGGGCCCGTTCGACTCGGGCTGGATCCCATCGACGTACGACCCGGCCGGCGACATCTGCAACTACAACTGGTTCTACGGGTGCGTCGATCCGTACTCCGACATCAACCCGAGCGACGCCGACGTCACGTTCGCGTGGAAGTTCGTGTGGCTCGTGGACGGGGAGCCGCAGACCGCTCTCGATGACTTCCCCCCGGGCGACGAGAACGGCGACATCGTGACGTACGATCTAGCGACGAACGAGTGGGTCGTCGCCAGTCGCGATCCCGTGGGCCGCGACATGAGCTTCTTCATGGGGAGGTAGGGGATGTCGCAGGCGTTCAAGCGGTTCTACCAGGGGCAGCCGGCGAACACGGCCGGCGGCGTCGAGCTCTACGACGTCCCCGACGGCTTCATGGTGATCGTGAAGTCTGTCGAGGTCATCTCGACGGAGGCGGAGGGCGGCGCGACCGACACGATGACGCTCTGGATCCTGCCTCCCGCCGTGAGCGCCGTGGCCGAGCAGTACCTCTGGCTCCCCGAGACGGAGGTCGGCCCGTCGGAGCGGCTGACGTGGGAAGGGTCGCTCTCCCTCGAGGCCGACTGCGCGATCTTCGGGAAGTCGTCCACGGGCGCGATCCTCAACGTCCTGATCACCGGGCTCCTCATGAGTGTGTGAGCCGTGTGGTCCCGGACGACATCGGACGGAGCATCGACCGCGGAGCTCGGGTGGCGCCGCGAGAAGTACGACGCCGCTCTGTCGCTCAAGATCGGGACGGTCCTCTCCGCCGACGCGCTCGTGGACGACGTGGTGGTCACGCTGCCGCCGTGCATCCCGAACGCGGGCCGACTGTTCCTCGTCGTCCGGATCGACTCGACGGGAACCTACTACGACGTGCTCGTGGAGCCTGACGACCCGACGACGGAGAGCATCGCCGGGGCGAGCCAGTACGGGCCCATCGTGAACCAGTACGGCAACGTGCTCCTCCTCGCCACGGCGCTCGGCGTCTGGATCATCGTGTCGGAGATCCCGTGACCGTCCCGACCGTTCCTCACGCCGCGGGCGGCAACACGGGCGGCGCCTCGACGTCGATCACGGTCACGCTGCCCGACACGCCGGCGAGCGACGAGCTCACGATCGTCGTGATCTCCGGGCCCGGGACGGCGACGATGACTCCGCCGTCCGGGTGGAGTCGCGTCCCCCGCTGCGGCGGGCACGCCGGCGTGGGCAGCGGCGGTAACTCGAGGCTATGGGCGTACTACTGCATCGGCGATCCCGGAGACACGACGCCGACGTGGACGGCCGACACGTCGCGCGACTACGCGTGGGCGACGATGATCATCGGCGGCGCGAACCTCGACGTGCCGTTCGGCTCGGCTCGGCTCGGCGGTCGAGCGGCGAGCAGTACCGGGCTCGCGTTCATCGACATCCCGGGCACGCCGGCGACGGACTGCATGATCGTCTCGCTCGTCTCGATGTCTACGTCGGGGTCGGCGTACACGTCGGGGACGTGGACGGAGGACGTCGAGCAGGCTAACAACGGTTCGACCGCGTGGGCGTACCTCGTTCACAACGTGACCAACTACACCGGGATCGACTACGACGGCAACGTCTCCGGCCCGACGTGGGATTGGCCCGGGAGCGGCGTCTCCTGCGTTCTCATGCAGGTCGCGATCCTGCCTGCCACGGCCGACTACTCGATCCCGAAGATGCTCGGCTCCGGGATGACCGCGACGACCGGCACCACGAACGGCGGGCCGAGTCAGGGCGTCGGGCCGGCGGGCTCGGGCACCGTCAACTACGCGGACTACATGGTGCCCGGGGCGATGGTGCTCGTCGGCGAGACGTCGAACGACGAGGCCCACACGATCACCACGATCCGGCAGCAGATCGGCGGCTACGACTTCACCGTGCTCGGCGGCGACTTCCCGTTCGACAACACGAACGGGGCGCTGCAAGTCTCGTGGTACGCGCTCGGGCTGGACGAGTCTAACTGTTGGGATTTCGCCGAGCTCGGCGTGACGGACAACTATCCGAAGTTCACGATGTCGGGGAGCGTCACGTGGATCACGACGTGGATGATCCTGTTCGGGACGGCTGCCCTTCCAGGCGGGATCTCCGGCTACTCGCTCCAAGAGTTCGCGTCGGGCACCGGGCCCGACCCGGCAGGCTTCTCCGTCACCGAGGACGACCTGATCGTGCTCGCGATGCACACTCCCTCCAATCCGACCGTGACGAACCCGGCCGGCTACACCGCGCAGCAGACCCTCTCGAACGGCGGGCTCAACCGCACGTCGGTCGCGTACAAGACGGCGACGGCGACCGGCACCGAGAACCCCGGCGCCTACACGCTCTCCGTCGCCGCGATCTCGACGTTCGTCGCGATCATCATCTCCGCGGCAGGGGTGCCTCCGCCGGAGAACATCACTCCGCCGGCCGTCACCGGCACGCCGATCCCGCCGAACGTCCTGACGTCTGACGACGGCACGTGGGACTACTCGCCGACGAGCTACACGTACCAGTGGCAGATCTCGCCGACCGGGATCGGGTCGTGGTCGGACATCACGGGCGAGACGACGGATTCGTACGAGCTCACCGCGGGCGACGAGGAGCAGTACGTGCGGTGCGTCGTCACGGCGACGAACGCTTCCGGCTCGACCGCGGAGCCGTCGAACGCGGTGTACGTGGAGGAGTACCCGTACGTGACGACGTTCTCGATGATCGGATGATGATGGAGCAGGCGCCAGAGCTCGGGCCCGAGTGGGCGATCGCGACCGTGAACCTGCCGGGGCTGCCGGCCGGCACGTGGACGCTCGTGGATCCCGACATCCCTCGAGTCCGTCGGCTGCTCGCGGCAGGCTTCCTTCGGATCGCAACGGTCGATGAGAGCGCCGAGCTCGACGCTCGCGCAGGAAGGGGGACGGCATGACCGAGGTCACGGTGTACCCGTCGTTCGAGGAGCTCCCGTGCGACGACCCGCCGGAGTGGGAGGGGAACGACCGGCTCACGTTCTACGAGCGCGAAGGGATGCCTCGAGCGCGGACGCTGCTCGGACTGGTCGCTGCTCCCGCCGACGGCTACGGGATGGTCGTGCCGTTCCCCGGGCTGCTCCACGAGGGAGACAAGGGCGACCCGGTGTACGGCGTCAAGAGGATCGTTCACCGCGCCACGGGGACGTTGCGAACCTTGCAGCTTGCTCCGCCGGCGCAGCGGCGCCGGTGGGGACGATTCTTCACGATGAAGGTGACGCGGGTGCAGGGCTCGCTCGAGCTCCCCGCGACGGGCCGGTGGAACCGCGCGACGCACGAGGAGCTCGGCAGGTTCGCCGACGACTTCGCGATTCGGCTGCTCACCCCGAAGGCGCTCACCCGGCAGGAGAGGCAGCGGCGGTCGGTGCTCGCGTTCCTGACGGCGTTCTACAACGGGCGCTACGGGAAGCGGTACTCGCAGGAGCGGCCGTCGCAGCTTCGGCCAGCCGACGAGATCACGCAAGCGGACTGCTCCGGCAGCGTCGCCGCGGCGATGCACCAGGCCGGCGTGCTCCCGGAGATCGACTGGCGGTGGACGAACACGGACACGCAGATCCACTACGGCGTGCCGGTCGCGCGGCTCGCCGACGTCGAGATCGGCGACGTCGTGTTCTACGGCCGCGGCTCCGACCCGGGGCACGAGACGTGCGTCGTCGCGGTCGAGCCGGAGATCAAGGTGTTCTCGTTCGGCAGCTACCCCGCGAAGATCCTCCCGATCGACTACGACCGCGGCGGGCTCGGCGGGCGCATCGCGATCCGGAGGTTCATCCTCTAATGGGCGACCCGGTGCGCGAGGGCTTCGAGGCGCTGCGGCGCACGAAGCCGTATCTCGAGTGGGCGGAGAGCTCGTCCGGCAACGCGATCGACGCGCGCAAGCTCGACCGGAAGCTCGCCGGCGAGAAGACGCCGAAGCCGCGGTCGGGGTACGCGCTATCCCTCTGGCGGATGCTCGACGCGCCTCCCCCGGTCGTGCCGCTCTCGCCCATCTGGCAGAGAGACATCGTGTTCTCGACGTCGCTCTCGTCGTTCCATGACCCGGGCCGCACGGACGCGCTCGAGCGCGGCTGGACGGTCGTCGCTCCCGAGCTCCTGCACGGCGCTAACTCGGCGGGCAGCGCTGCCGAGCTTCGCCTGATCGGCGACCGGCTCCGGCGTGAGGGATGGTCGCTCGCGGGATGGGGCACGTACGGTCAGGGCACCGATCCGGAGAAGGACGGGATCGCGGCCGGCGCGATCGTCGCCGAGCTCGGGCTCGACGGGTGGATCGCGAACGGCGAGACGTGGGCGGAGGGGAAGGACGCGTGGAAGTCGCGCGCGTTCCTCGAGGGGTGGGCTGCCAGCCGCGCGCCGAAGGGATGCCCGCTCTCCGTCTCGTGCAACGGGTCGGACACGAACCTCCCTCGCGAGTTCGACTACGAGGCGTGGCTCGAGGTTCCGGGCGCCGCGATCATGCCGCAGGCGTATACGAACGTGGACGCCGGCTACACGTGGGAGGCGTCGCTCGAGATGCTCACGGCTGCCGGCGTCCCGCGCTCGAGGATCTCGATGACGTTCGGCACCTGGCCGTTCTCGGGTAAGCCGATCCCGTTCGACCGCTACAAGACGTGGCCGGGTCCGCGCGGGGCGTACGTCGGCGAGAGGATGCCCGCCGGAGGATGGGCGAAGATGGAGCGTGCGTCGTGAAGGCGACACGGCGCAGGCAGAGAGGAAGTGGACTATGCGGCAGGAAGGTCTAGGATCGCGTGACTCCCGAGCTCTGGCTTCGATGGTTCCCGGTGCTGCTCCGCTATGGAGCCCTGGCCGGGGTGTTCTACGAGACGGTGTTCGAGCAGTTCGATCGGCCGTATCTCCTGGCCCTGTTCGGGGCGATGCTCGGCATCGGCGAGGTCGGGGCGGGGGTCGCGAAGGTGCGCAGGGATCGGGAACGTCAGGCGGCAACAGAGGACGGGGCCGCATGACGTGGCAGCGCCACGTGTGGCTCGGGGCGGTCGTGCTTCTCGGCACGCTGCTCTACCTGATCGTGCTCTCCGACGTGGAGGAGGCCCGTCCGCTCGCGATCACGTACGCCGTCGGCGTCGTGACGGGCTTCTTCGCCGGCAGGAGGATCGGGTGACGATCACCGTTCACGAGGTTCTCCTGGCGGTGCGTCCGGTCGTGATGGCGGCGGCGACGGCGCTGATCGTGTGCGGAGTCTTCCTCACGGCGATCGAGAGCCGAGCGAACGACAAGCTGTACCGCAATCAGATCGCGTCGTGCGAGCGCGGGCACGTGACGAGAACGGTGATCCACGAGGCGCTCGTGATCGCGTCGGAATCGGTGAGCGACCCGAAGGCGGCGGGGCGGTTCGCTCGTCTCGACGCGACCATCTGGCCGTTGACGCCGTGCGTGGAGCTCATCGAGCGGCCGTAAACCGACGGAAGGGAGACAGGGATGGGAATCTCGCAACTGATCGACCAGTTCACGGAAGACCCGATGGTGCGCGCGGTCGGGGTGCTGATCTTCCTCGACATCGTGCTCGGCGTGAGCGCGGCCGTCTACACGCACACGTTCCGCTTCGGGTGGCTCTCCGACTTCCTCCGCCGCGACGTGCTCGGCAAGGTCGTCCCGTACTTCGCGGTATGGGCAGCCGTGCGCGTCGGAGGAGACGTCGAGATCGCCGGCTACGGGATGATCGAGGAGGGAGTCGGGGTGTTCGTGATCGCGTCGCTCGGCTCGTCGGTGCTCAACAGTCTCAGAGATCTCGGCATCGCGTCGCGTCTCTCGGACGTGGTGGCGGGATCGGACAAGCCTCCGCCGGCGGCGTAGCCAGCGGATCAACGTCGCGGCCGGGGCGGTGCCCGGTGCGCGGTAAGGGGAGGCCCGGGCCCGATCCCCCTGGCCCGGGCTTTCCCCTCCTCGTCTCCCATCCCGAGCTCGAGCGGGCATCCGCGGCTCGGCGTCGGAGGCGAGGACAATCGAGCCTGTCAACCCTCGATCGAGTGATCGGGGTTGCAGGCCGCTCTCCGATACTTATAGTGTGACGCAGGACAATCGACTCCCGAAGGAGGGGACGATCCACGTGACCGAGATTCCCGCACCGCAGTCGGCGCCGCTGCCCGCGATCGAGGCGGGCACGGTGTTCGACACGCCGTTCGAGGCCGGCTGCATCGCCATGAGCTCGCCGGACGAGCACGGCTGGTTCAACGCGTACGACTCCGACGGCGAGATCGTGTCCTTCTGCCTCATGGTGGGCGGGATGCCGGTCACGCCCACCGGGACGACGGACCTCACGGAGCTCGGCCGATGACCGCCGTCGCGACGAAGTACGACGTCACCGGGCACGGCGTCGAGCGCACCGTCGAGAACCCCGACGTGGGTCTGTCGCTCGCGATCTACTACGCGACCCGGCCGGGAGCGCCGGATGGCGCGTGGTACGTGCGTCCCGACGGCGAGCGGCAGCCGACGTACGTGCTCGAGCGGTCGCTCGGCGTCGTGACCGTGAGGAAGACGTCGTGAGCGCGTGGTGCCCGCGGTGCTCGCGCCGGCTCGAGAGCGTGCTCGTGAACCTCAACGGCCGCTGCCCGGTGCACGGCATCGTCGCAGCCGAGTGGGAGCCCGCGCGCGTCGTCGTGAACCACGAGACGGACGAGCTCGACGTCGTGGGCGTCTTCCTGCGGGGCGAGGAGGACGCGGTGATCTACCGGCGCGACGACGGCAGCGAGGGGCTCGCACCGTTCGACGTGGTGGACGTGGTGAGAGCCGAGGACATCGGGGGTGAGTGGTGAACGAGATGAACGCCGGAGAGATGATCGAAGCAGTTGTGCGGGCTCGCGGGTCACTCCTGCGGATAGAGGACGAGCTCATCTGCGAGGAGCCGGACTGGATGAAGATCGCTCGCGAGATCGGTCTGCTCACGACGAATTTCCCGAACATCACGGCCGAAGTCGTGATCAGGGCGCTACGCGCTGGCGCGTCGCAGCGGGCGGTCGAGGACGCGATCGGGCTGTCTCGCGGGTATCTGCGCGGCTGGAAGAAGGAGCTCGCACGTGACGCGTAACGAGCTCGACCGCTTCGAGATCCAAGCGTGGACGCGCGAGCGCGGGAAGGGCTCGTACCTCGGGCCCGTCGCGACGTGCTCGAGCGCGGAGGCGGTCGGCGTAGCGCTCGTGACGCTGACCGCCGACGGGGAGTGCGAAGGCGACCGCCGGCTGGCCGTGTGGGATCGCGAGAGCAGCGCGTACGTCGGAGGCCCGCCGTGGTAGCTCTACTCGATCGAGGGATTGCGCCGCCGGCGACGCGCGCCGATAGGAGATCCATGACCAGTCAGTCGCTCGAACCAGGCGAGCTCCGCGAGGCGCTCGACGCAGCAGAGATCGACGTGAACGCGTCCCGGTGGGATGACCACGTTGATCACGTGATCTTCAAGGGGCACGTCGTCGCTCCGCACCCGGAGCAGGGCGTGCTCGTCATCGATGGCGTGCCGGCGTTCTCGGCCGCATGGAGGTAGTGATGGAACCGAGGCCGAAGCTCACGCTGCTCAGGGCTCCCGGCGAGCAGAAGAAGTCGATGTACGGGGAGTGCGATTCGTGCCACGGGATCAAGGCGATCGTGGTCGTTCGCGGCCATCTCCCGAACGGTGACGCGTACGGGCTCTGCCAGCGGTGCGCCGGCACGAGCGGGAGGGCAGCATGACGAACGGATCCGACAAGAGGGGGAGCTCGGTGGACTACGGTGAGGGCAAGACGTACGAGCAGGAGGCGCACGACTCGATGGTGATGCTCGCCGTCGTGATGGTCGCTTCCGCGGTCGCTCTGATCGTCGCGGGGTTGACGATCGCGGCGGTCTGGATCATCTTCTGACAGGCACGCGGCGCGGCGTCGCAACGCTCGCGTGCCCATCTCACACACTCAACTGCGGCAAGGGGGTACCTCGATGAAGAAGTGGATCATGTCTCTCGCGGCGATCGTGGCGGTCGCTGCGCTCGCGCTCGGCGGCGCGGCCGTCGCCGGCGCGACCGGCAACTACAACGGTCCGGGCTGCCATTGCGAGGACGGGAAGGACGGGAAGGACGGCAAGGACGGGAAGCCGGGTCCCGCCGGCCCGCAGGGTCCGAAGGGCGATCCGGGGCCGGCCGGTCCGCAGGGGCCGAAGGGCGACAAGGGCGACAAGGGCGACCCGGGTGCCGCCGGCCCGAAGGGTGACACCGG